ATTGATCTTTACAATACCTCGGATACAAGGGGTACGAGTCAGTCTTACGGTCTGAATTACCAAAAGACCGGAAAGGAACTGATGAGCCAGGACGAGATTGCAGTCATGGATGGCAGCAAGTGTATCATGCAGCTTAGGGGCGTGAGACCTTTTTTCTCAGACAAGTTTGATATAACGAAGCATAAGCAGTACCCGCTGTTATCCGATTATGACAAAAAGAATGAGTTTGACATTGAAAAATACGTCAAGAACCGCAACAGACTCCGCTTTAAGAGGAATGATGTGGTGGATGAGGCATGCGATGTCGGAGAAATCATAGCTTAACTTCTGGACATTGTGACCAGAAGTTGTTTTACAACTGAATATGGAACTTATGACATGGGAGCTTTTCTAAAAATTATAATTCAGAGAAGCTCCCTTTTTATTTTTGGAAAAAGGAGACAAACAAATGGGCTTTTTTACAACATCAGTAACAGGACTTAAAACAGTAGTAACCGCAATCGGCGCAGGTGTATGGGGCGTTATCAATCTTCTTGAAGGATACGGAAATGATAATCCCGGTGCAAATGCTCATGTGCGGTAAAGTAACACACAAGAATTTGATAGACAGCCACTCACTTTTCCGAATGTATTTACATCTTTTCTCTTGACAGGTTCACACAAATTGCCTATACTGTACTTATTGAATAAGTACGCTTATTACGATAAGTACGCATGGCGAGGTGAGAAAGTGGAGATTATCATAAGTAATAGCAGTGATAAGCCTATTTACGAACAAATCTGTATGCAAGTAAAAAGTTTTATTATGGACGGCACATTATCTGCTGGCGAAGCCCTCCCTTCTATGAGAGCTTTAGCAAAAGATTTACATATCAGTGTTATTACCGTTCAGAGAGCATATGAAGATTTAACGAGAGATGGATTTATAGAAACTGTATCTGGAAAAGGCAGTTTTGTAGCATCACAGAATAGGGAATTTATTCAAGAGGAACAGTTACGAATTGCTGAAGAACTTTTACAAAAGGTCGCAGAAATTGGTCGAGCACATGGCATTAGTCTTGGGCAAATGACGAATATTCTAAAACTATTTTACGAGGAATAACGAGAGGTGACAGGCATGGATAACAACATTTTGGTGCAGAATTTATGCAAGCAATTCGAGGATTTTTCTTTGGACAATGTTTCGTTCAAAGTCCCTAAAGGCAGGATTGTAGGTTTTATTGGCGAGAATGTTCCAAGATACATACTGAAAGCATGATCCACTACTTAGAGGATTATATGTACTGTACTAGAAAACTGGGGCTTTATGTGCAGTTAGTAGCATAAATTATATAGGGGTTATCTAAATATATTTACCTCCTGTGATTAAGTTATATAAAGACTTAACACAGGAGGTTTATTTTTATGATAACAGTAGAAAAACTGGAAAAAGGTACTTATTTTGATGATGCTTTTAAGATCTCATTTAGATACGATCCTACTACTGTAGCTAAGGTAAAAGAGCTGGCAGAGCGGAGATACTTACCAGATGATAGAGCGTGGGAGATCCCAGCACATGAGCTACCAGCTCTCATAGAGAAAGTAGGGCTTAGCAATATCAAAAGTGAGGAGGCTGTAGTACAAGCTCTCAATACTAAAGAGATCGAGGATAAAAGGGAGGCTACACAGGAGAGGCTAAAAGGTATTAAGCCTGTAATAGATTTTGATTTTAAGACAGCTCCCCTCCCTCATCAGATCGAGGCTTTTAATTATGGAATGGAGAAAAACTCTTTACTTATCGGAGATGAGCAGGGCTTAGGCAAGACAAAGGAGAGTATTGATATTTGTGTAGCCAGAAAGAAAGAGCTCATTAAAACCCTTATTGTATGCGGAGTGAACTCTGTAAAATATAACTGGGAGAAAGAGATCCAGATCCACTCTAACGAGGGCTGTGTAATGGTAGACGGTAAGACAATGGATGTTAGAGTACAACAGCTAAATGACTGGTACAGGGGCTCCTCTTATTTTGGGGTTATCAATATTGAGAGCCTCAGAAATGAGAAAATACAAGATGCTCTCTATCTGGGGATTAAGGATGGATATATAGGGGCTATTATTGTGGATGAGATCCATAAGGCTAAAAACGGAGGCTCTCAACAGGGAAAAGCTCTTAGATTTTTGAAAGCTCCAGTTAAGATAGGATTATCTGGTACTCCGATGAATAAAGCGGAGGATCTGTGGAATATCCTTACATGGCTGGGAGTAGAGAGGAGATCCTTTTATAGTTTTAGAAATGCCTATTGTACTATGGGAGGTTTCGGAGGCTATAAAGTAATCGGATATAAAAACTTAGATAGCCTCAATGCTGAGTTAAATACTGTAATGCTTAGAAGAAAGAAAGAGGAGGTACTAGATCTCCCTCCTAAGCTGTACAGTACTGAGTATGTAGAACTTACCACAGCTCAGAAAAAACAGTACAGGGATATTAAAAATGGCATTGTAGCGGATATGGAGAATATCTTAGCCTCTGTTAATCCTCTTAATTGTACTCTCCGCCTCAGACAGCTTACCAGCGGTAATCCTAACTTAACAGATGATAGCCCTAAGCTGGATCGTATTAAGGAGATGCTGGAGGAGGAAATTATCCCTAACGGTCACAAGGCTATCATATTTTCTCAGTGGAGCACGATAGCTAAGGATCTGGGGATAGAGCTTAGTGAATATGATCCGATTGTAATTACAGGAGAGGTACCTCCAGAGCAAAGGCAGAGATTAGTAGACAATTTCCAGACTAACCCACACTGTAAAGTAGCTATAGGAACTATCGGAGCTATGGGTACTGGATTAACTCTAAATAAAGCCTCTTATGTATTTTTTATGGATAAAGCATGGAATAGCGGAGATAATGCACAGGCTGAGGATAGAGCCCACAGAATAGGTACCGTAGGGGCTGTAAATGTAATCTCTATGGTGGCTAAGGGTACAATAGATGAGGCAGTAGAGGATTATCTGTTAGAAAATAAAGATCTTATTGATCGAGTAGTAGACGGTAAAGGATCTAAGCAGGATATTAAAACCATCCTTAACAAATTACTTAGCATTTAATATACAGGTGTGGTATAATAACTCAAAATGGAGGTACATAATGAGAGCGATAACAATAGATGCAGATACAGGAAAAAGAGTATACACAAGGAAAGAGGTAGCGGATCTGGTAGGAGCCTCTACTCAATCTATCCGCCTCTGGGAAGATGCTGGAGCTATTCCAGCCAGCGTAAGAGATGAGGGAGGATATAGATACTGGTATGAGGAGGATCTGGAGGCTATAAAGGCTTATGCCTCATTACCGAGAAAAGCAAAACTTAAAAAGTAATCCTAAGCATGAGGAGAGTGTAACAGCTCTCCTCTTTTTTTTTGTCCTTAATTTTGAGGGCTATCTAAAAAATTACCGTTTGTGTGATTAGGTTAAGTATCAAAAGAAAAGGAGGTAAACCTAATGAGAATTGACTTTACAAATGCTGTAGTAGAGGATGATGGTTACGGAGTAGAAGTAAACGGAAGATCCTTAGAGGCTATTATTTCTACAGCTTTAGGAACCAGATTAGGAGATAAGGGCGGATATAGCTCTGGATTACCTAAGTTTAAGGCTAATAGCTGTGATGTAACTGTTATTATTACTCCTCATCCTACAGAGTGTACAATTAACACCACTAGCGGAATATGGCACAGCGTAAAAGAGATGGAGGCAGAAAAGAGTGAGCAGTTTCAAAAGGAAAATGCAGAGGCAGATCCAGAAGAATAACGGTACCCTCCTCCACAAAAAGGTAGTAGCTAGAAAGATGGGCTGTAAATCCGTGGAGGAGTATAACCGTAGAATGGCACGCAGAGAAAAGAATTTAAGAGAGATGGAGGATAACAAAGATGGCAAATGAGTTTACAGCAAGGGTAGCAGGTATCAGCGTAGAGCTGGGTATGAGTGTACAGAATAAGAGCGGTATCTGGTGTAAGCCTACAGTTAGAATGGAGCTTATGATTGATGGAGGTACGAACCCTCAGCAGAGAGAGGCTATCATTAAACAGGCTTTTGATGAGGTTTGTGATAACATTGAGAAAACCATCTCAGAGATGGAGTAATACTTACAGGGGGGGGAGAGTATCTCTCCTCTCTCCTTAACTGGAGGTAATTATGGCAAAACAGATAAAAGTAAGAGAGGATAATTACTTTGCTGTACAGGGCTGGATGGTAACAGAGCTAAAACTAAAGGGTAATGCTCTTATGCTCTATGCGATCATCTACGGATTTTCTCAAACTACTAACACAGCTTTTACAGGGAGTGTAGACTACCTCTGTGAGTGGCTGGGTGGTGTATCAAGACCTACAGTAATTAACACTTTAGATAACCTAGTTAAGCAGGGGCTCCTCACTAAGAGCAGTACCACTAAAGGAGCTCTCATTTACAACAGCTATACAGCTTTAAGACCGAGTAAAAAAATTTTATCCGATGAAGATCCAACGAGTAAAAAAACTTTACCCGATACGAGTAAAAATTTTTTACTCAATAAAGATAGTAAAGATAATATAGAAAAATCCATCTCTAAAGAGATGGAGGGCAAAGCCCCTAAAAAGAAATCTTATAGTACTATCTTAGAGGATCCTGTTAATAAGTTTGTGAAAGAGGCTCTTAGTAAATTTATCCAGTATTGTAGGGGTAAAAACTATACTCCTAAAGTAACTACGGTAGAAAAGTTTGCTAGTACTCTTAGA